CATGAAATCAATAAAGCCAATCTCACACCCCACCCTCCTCCTCCTGGAGCCCCGCACGGCCCGCACGCTGCTGCTGGCCATGCGCATTCGGTTCTGGGCTGGTGTAGTATTCGGGGCGAGTGCGGCATGCGCCGCGTGGTGGTGGAGCCTGCCATGATCGAGACAGCGATCGAGACAGCCTTGATCTCCCTGCTCATGGCCATCCTCTGCGTGGCGTGGGCTTGGCTGGTGGCGCCGTTTACGAGGGATGAAGATCGATGAGGATCATGACCCCGACAATCATGACCCTGAGGAGCCCGGACCAATGATCGACCCCCAGCACCTCCAAACCGTCGCCATCGCGCCCGCCTTCCGACTGCTCGGGCCGCGCTTCGCCTCTGCGCCCGTCTCGGCCATGCTCATCGCCATTGCGCTTCAGGAGAGCGGACTGCGGCATCGCGTTCAGATCAATGGCCCGGCGCACGGGCTGTGGCAGTTCGAGCCGATTGGGTGCGAGGGCGTGCTGACGCATCCGGCCTCGCTGGCGCCGGCCAAGCGCGTCTGTCAGGCCCTCATCATCGACCCGAGCCCCGAGGCGGTGTATCAGGCTGTTGTGTATAACGACGTGCTCGCGGCAGCCTTCGCGCGCCTTGCGCTATGGCGCCTGCCCGACCCGCTGCCGATTCAGGCGGACGGGCCGGAAGCGGCATGGGGCCAGTACATCGAGTGCTGGCGCCCTGGCAAGCCGCACCGCGAGCGGTGGGACGAGAACTGGGCGATTGCGTGGAGTCTGTTTGATGGATACGAATGAGGGCGGGACCGACTACCTAGACGACTACCTAGACGACAACCTAGACGACAACCTAGACGACGAGATTGACGACATCATCGCGGACCTGGGCAAGCTCGGCGGCACTCCGACGCATATCATCATCCGTCCCGAGATTGCGCGCGCCGTGATCGAGTGGTGCGACTATTGGGACGCCTTGCCGTGGTGGCGCAAGGCCCTGCATCGGGCATGGTGGGCGTGGTGTGACGCAGCGGAGAAAATGGCATGGATTCGATGACCCTACACGACTGGATCACCCACCCCGCGACCCTCACCGCCGCCGCGTGGCTGGTGAGCCGACTACAGATTCTGTTCGAGGTGCGGGCGAAGGCGCCGGGCTTCAGCCTCCTCCGCTACCTCGCCCTCCGCTGGCGGCAGATTCTGTCTTCGGCCGCGTCCAGCGTGGGCGCCTACTTCCTGCTCACCGCCACCGGGAGCCTCGACCCGATCAATGCTATCCTGGCCGGGGCTGCGTCGGACCAGATCATCGACCGATTCGTCGGGGTCATGGCCCGCAACAAGCGGCCCTCCGTCCCGCCCGGTCAAGCGCCGGGCGACGTGACGACGGCAGGGTGAACATGGGCGCGATCCGGGCACGACGCCTCTGTCTCGGGCGCATCCACCCTGGCCTCGCCGCCAGCATCCTCCTGACCCTCGTCGGCTGCGCATCCCAGCGCCCGCCGTCTCTGCTGGAGCAGGCCAAGGCGGCCGCTTACTTCGACGCGCGCCGAACGTGTATGCTATCCGTCGAGCCGGAGCAGCGGCAGTATGCCGCTCAGGCGTGCCACGATTGGGCGCGTCGGGTGACGGGGCAGTGACGGGGCAGGACAGGGACAGGACAGGGACGGAGCAGTAACGGGGCAGTAACGGACAGGAAAGGGACGGAACAGGAGACCTGACATGGAACAACTCGCAATCAAAGCCGCCGATCTCATCGAGACCTACCCGAAGCGGGCCGTGTTTGTGTTCGCCGCATGGTCGATCTTCTGCCTGGCGCTCGGGGCTGGCGCCTGACATGGCCCTCGGCGCCCTAACTGCCGCACTCGGCATCGGTGAGAAGCTCATCGAGCGGATCTTCCCCGACCCGACCGAGCGGGCGAAGGCGCAGCAGGCACTCGCCTCGATGCAGCAGACGGGCGAGCTCGAGCGGCTGGCGACCCAGGCCGGCATCATCACTGCCGAGGCGAATGGCGAATCTTGGCTGCAACGCAACTGGCGGCCCGTCACGATGCTCTGGTTCGCCGGCCTCGTCGGGGCGCACTGGCTCGGCTACACGCCGCCGAACCTGGGCGAGGCTCAGGTGCTGGCGCTCCTCGACATCGTGCAGGTGGGCATCGGGGGGTATGTGGTCGGGCGAAGCGTCGAAAAGGGGATTCGAGAATGGAAGCGACAGCCCTGATACGGACTCGGTGACAGAATCATTAGCCTAGACGGACCCGACACATGACCAATTTTCCCGCGTATAAAGTAGTCAGAACGGACGCCCTTATTCCGTATGCGCGCAACTCGCGCACGCACTCGGACTCCCATGTCGCGAAGATCGCGGCCAGCATCAAGGAGTTCGGGTTCCTCAATCCGATCATCGTAGATGGCGAAAACGGGATCGTGGCCGGACACGGCCGCGTCATGGCCGCCGAGCGGCTCGGACTAGAGGAGCTGCCGTGCATCGAAGCCTCGCACCTGACCGACGCCCAGCGCCGCGCCTACGTCATCGCGGATAACCGGCTTGCGCTTGATGCGGGCTGGGACGACGAGATGCTGCGCATCGAGCTAGGCGACCTGCAAGGCCAGGATTTCGACCTGAGCTTGACCGGGTTCGAGGTTGATGAGATTGGTTCAATTTTGGCCGAGCCTGACTTTGCGCCTGGCGACGAGGATGACCAAGGCAAACTAGACGAACTCGAACCGAAGTGGTGCGCGTGCCCTCATTGCGGAAAGGAGTTTGATCTGCGTGAGCAAGCATGACCTTCGAGTTGATTGGGCGACGCATAAAGCGGCGAAGTATGCGTGCGAGAATTGGCACTACAGCGAGTGTCTTCCTGTCGGGAAGTTGGTAAAAGTGGGAGCGTGGGAGTCGGGGAGATTTATCGGGGTGGTGGTGTTCGGACGCGGTGCAACGCCCAACCTGTGCAAACCCTACGGTTTGACGCAGACTGAGTGCGTTGAACTAGTCCGCGTCGCGTTGCGCGATCATGTATCGCCGGTTAGCAGGATTATGGCGTTCGCGCTCAAGTGGTTAAAACGTGCGAATCCGTCGATGCGGCTTGTGGTGTCGTTCGCCGATGTATCCCAAGGACATCACGGCGGCATATATCAAGCTGGTAACTGGATTTATTCCGGGCAAGGTTCACCGGCTACGTTTTATATGATCCACGGGAAACTAACGCACCCGCGTAGTATCGGAGCGGCTGGCAAGGTTCAAAGTCTTTCTGGTGCCAAGCAGTTAGACTCGAATGCCATCGCCGTTAATGTCCCCGGCAAACACCGTTACCTCATGCCACTAGATGCAGAGATGCGGGCCAAGGTGCTACCATTGGCTCGGCCTTATCCGAAACGCGCCGGAAGTGTAGACAGCGACACGCCCGCAGACCATGCGGGAGAGGGCGGTGCAACTCCGACCTCGGCGCTCCAATCTCGGACTGGAAGCCATGCCTAGGCCCCAACACCAGCCCACCCCCGAGCAGCGTTATCTCGTATCGATGCACGCGACGGTCGGGACGCCTCACGCGACGATCGCGGACATCCTCGGGATCGACGCGAAGACTTTGCGCAAGCACTACCGCAAGGAGCTGGATCACGCGATGGCGACCGCCAACGCTACGATTGGCGGGGCGCTCTATCGGAAGGCGCGAGACGGCGACACGGCTGCGATGATTTTCTGGATGAAGACCCGCGCGCGTTGGCGCGAGACGAACCGCCACGAGATCACCGGGGCCGACGGCGAGCCGGTCGAGGTGCGGAGGATCGAGATTGTGTCCGGGCCGCCCGACTCCGATTAAGCCCCGCCCCCGACGCCATGACCACAGCCCAGATACCTCTCCCGCCTAAGCTGGTGCCCGTGTTCACGCCCCCGCGTGGGGCTGTCAGATACCGGGCGGCGCACGGCGGCCGGGGCTCGGGCAAGTCTTATTCATTCGCGCTCATGGCCGCCGTCTGGGGCTACGCCGAACCCCTCCGCATCCTCTGCACGCGAGAGTTCCAGGCGAGCATCAAGGAATCCATGTTCGCCGAGCTCCGCGGCGCGATCGAGGCGCATCCCTGGCTGGCCGATCACTACGAAATCGGCGAGCACTACATCCGAGGCAAGAACGGGACGGAGTTTCTGTTCCGGGGCCTCCGCGTCAATATGTCCTCGATCAAATCGACGGCCAACATTGACCTCTGCATCGTCGAGGAAGCCGAGGACGTGCCCGAGCACTCGTGGCGCGACCTGATCCCGACGATCCGGGCCGACCGCTCGGAGTTGTGGATCATCTGGAACCCTCGCGAGAAAGGCAGCCCGGTCGACAAACGGTTCCGCCAGTCGCCGCCTAGCAGCATCGTCAGCGCCGAAATCAATGCCGAGGACAACCCCTGGCTGCCGGCGGTCCTGTGCGACGAGATGGAATCCGACCGCAGGCGCATGACGCCGGAGGAGTTCGAGCACGTCTGGCGCGGGGCGTACTTCGAGCTTGGCGAGGCGCAAGTCCTGCACGGCAAGGTTCAAGTCGACTATCTGCCCGAGTTCGATGACACCCTCCACGACGGGCCGTACTACGGCGCGGACTGGGGCTTCGCGAACGATCCGACGGCGCTCATTAGGTTCTATCGAGACCGCGACGGTTCCGCCCTGTACGTCTCGCACGAAGCGTACAAGGCCGGCGTCGAGGTGGTCGACCTTGGCGCCATGTTCGAGTCCGTGCCGGAGAGCCGGGACCACGTGATCCGGGCGGACAACGCGCGGCCGGAGTTGATCAGCCACATGGCGCGCGAGGGCTGGAATATTCGGGCAGCCAACAAGTGGCCGGGGTCGGTCAAGGACGGCGTGACCTGGCTGCGCGGGCATGACCGGATCATCATCGACCCCGCCTGCACTAACGCCATTCGCGACGCGCGGCTGTGGTCATACAAGACCGACCGGCTCACGGGCGACCCGCTCCCGACCCTCGCGGACGGCAATGACCACGCATGGGACGCCATCCGGTACGGGGCCGAGCCGATTATCCGGGCGAGGAAGAAGGTCCCCACCCTCCGCGCCCTGGGGTGACGCGCCCTAGACTGATCACCCTTGACCAATCCTGACGGCTAGGCTAAGCCGCGCCCCTGCTGTAAACTAACGAGCCATTACGGGCGCGCGCGCCTCACCGAAACCGTTAGGAGCCGACATGGGCGCCAAGAAGCGAATCAACATCGGGCCCGACCAGATCGTCACCTTTGCTGATGCGACGGTCACGAGCAGCGCGGCCGTC